TGATGCACAGGCACAACAACTACAACAAGGAGGAACCCCTGATGCCAACCAAGAAGTCTAGAAAAAGAGATGATGACGGAAAGTTTGTCTCTGAAAAAGCAATCGTTAGTGAGTTGGGTATTAATGACTCGCCCGAACCTTACGAACCAAAAGTTGTACAAACCAAAAATGGTCGTACAATAACATTTAACTAACCAAAAAAAATTATGACTTCATCACAAGTACAGGTATCTGAAACACCACCAATGTCTCAACAAGATCTTGAAGGTCTTAAAGACGAGAATGGTTTGTATGCTGGTAAGTTTAAAACTGTAGAAGATTTAGCAAACAGTTACAAAGAACTAGAAGGTAAGCTTGGTTCTGTTACAGAAGAAGATCAAGTATCTGAATCAACAGAAGAAACCACAGGAGTACCAGAGGGGTATGAAGAATACTATCAAGAAGATGGAACTGTAAATTATGAATCTGTAAATGAAACTTATGGAGAAATTTTAGGAGAGATATTTAAAGAGAACAGTATTGACCCATTTAAAATAAGTGCTGAGTTTCACAAGAATGAAGGAGAGATACCAGAAGATATGTACCAATCTTTATTAGATGCAGGTCTATCTAAAAATGCTGTTGACTCTTACCTTACTGGTAGGGCAGCAGAGATGGGATACATTGAAGGTGAAGAAGGTGCAGCAGAAGAACTAGCACAAGAAGAAGTAAAGGGTATTAGAGATTCCATAGGTGGAGATGAAGCTT